CTCATTGGTCGGATAACGCATTCGCTTATTCAAAGGAATCCACTGCTTGTAATCACGCATAACAGGGCTGTCATTGCCAGAGACAATACGCCTTTTTCGATCAGACATCACATGTATCTTTGTCTTGTCGATTTTCGCTGTCATCCAGCTCTGGAAATCGACCGTACGCGTACCCTGAAACATGTTCCCAAACACAACTTCATACTGGGCGACCGGCATGGACTCCAGAGGACGAGAGTACCTTTCGTTACCATGCAACAACGCAGGGTTTGTTGGCACAGCCCCAGTCTCAGGCAGCACATCACCGATTTCAGCCACATACGTAACGTAGTTCGTAAAATCGACCACACTGCCATCCCACCCACCCTTCTTCGTAAACACGACTCGCCGCCACAACCAAGGATCAGACGATCCAGTCTCGATATGGAACACATCCGAGATACCCCTCCAAAAGACTTCGTCTTGTGATCGCACTTGAGGATACGTGGCACCACGACCACCCTTACCCCTAAAGGTGGGACACCACATCATAACGTTATAGGTCGAGTCCAATGTAACTGCATAAACAGGTTCCCCACTAGCCTGTTTCAGGTTCAGGCCCACCATCGTGTCCTGCTTCTTCACCGAGGTCAGATCCAGGATGGCCTTTCGATTCCGAACATGATTGGTCCGACCCCGCTTTCTTGTAAAACGCTTCTTGGCGAACGAGCGACGGGCGAACCGGGAGCGACCACGTCGCCCCACTGACTTTCTCTTTACGTAACGCTTCATTCCAAGAGCAACCAGTTCGCAAAACGTCGGAATACAGACAGCGCTCAACACCAGTTCGGGTGACTCGACACATTTCTGCGAAATACCGCGCCTGGCCGCGCGGACTGGCCTATATATACCCATCCAACTCCCACTCCCACTCCAACACAATACAGTATAATATTAACTGTATTGTGATGGGACCTCCGTTCCGATTTTCGGCGAAATATGGACTCTTCACGTACGCGCAGTGTGGAGACCTTGATCCTTTCGCAGTGGTTAACCACTTTGCATCTCTACGAGCTGAGTGCATCATCGGCAGAGAGAATCACGCTGATGGAGGACTTCACCTCCATGCTTTCGTCATGTGGGAACGACGATTCGAGACTACAAGCGCTCGAAAATTCGATGTTCAAAGTCACCACCCAAACATTCAAGCTGGCTACGGAACTCCAGAGAAAGGTTGGGATTATGCAACAAAGGATGGAGATGTGGTCGGTGGAGGACTTGAAAGACCGAGCGGAGACAGCGTGGATAAATCTGGCTCTAAGTGGAGTGAGATTATCCTTGCAGAATCTGCTGAGGACTTTTGGCGAATGTGTGGAGAGATGGACCCACGTTCGCTTTGCTGCAATTTCACCTCCCTACAAAAATATGTGGAGTGGAAGTACAGGACCGACCCTGCCGAGTATGCAAGTCCGGCAGGAGTACAATTCGACATACGAGACACACGGGGACTCGTTGGATGGTGCGAGGCAAATCTTGATGCACCTATAGTCACAGGTAAGATATCTTACACCTACGCCCGCGTCTTGGCGAGCGCCCGGGGTTTCACCCCGAGACCGCGGGAGCAACCCGCTCGCCAAGAGCCGGGGCTCTGGTGCGCTGATTCATATCTTCAGCGGGCGGTTGCTGACGTAGACAGGAAGACGAAGGTCATTGTGCCTTTATGGAGACACAAGACTGGGAAAGACACTATGGGCCAGATCTCTGGGAAAGCACGCCTACTTCGGCGGACTATTCTCCCTGGACGAATCAGTTGAAGATGTCGAATACGCTGTTTTCGACGACATAAACGGTGGCCTAAAATTCTTTCCAAACTACAAATCCTGGCTAGGCTGCCAGGAACAATTCTACTGCACGGACAAATACAAAGGCAAACGATTGGTTCATTGGGGCAGACCGTGCATTTGGCTATCTAACGAAGACCCACGCACAAACGAAGGGGTGGACATCGACTGGCTTGAAGGAAACTGTGACTTCGTTCACATCAGGCTACCTATTTTTCGTGCCAATAGGCTGTCGCCTGACCCGATATGATGATGTCACTGGGCGCAGCAGAAAGCTGCTCAAATAGATCCACCACATAGACATCGTCCAATAAATTTCCATATGTACCGTCGCAAGCGAACCCACTTGATGCATTCGTGATACTCCCGCTCTCATTGGTCGGATAACGCATTCGCTTATTCAAAGGAATCCACTGCTTGTAATCACGCATAACAGGGCTGTCATTGCCAGAGACAATACGCCTTTTTCGATCAGACATCACATGTATCTTT